GCTGCGTTAACTGCACTCACAGGTTGTCCTGCGGCTTCGACACGCAACTGCGTCTTCAATAACTTGTAGTAGCGAACCGCTTGCGGAGTGAGTTCAACTTCACGTGTCTGATAGACAAGTGATGGAAGATCTAAGCACTCGGCCTTGGTGTAACGGATCGCAGGACGCAGAGCAGAAAATACTTTCTCTCGTGAGTCAGGCTTCGGTGTCCACTTGAACCGTGTGATCTGACTCATGACCACATCGCGCCATGCCGTGATGAACTTAGGCACACGATGTGGAGAGATAACCTTAGCCAAACCAAACGCATCGACAGGCGACTGCGCAGCCGGTGTGCCAGTCATCATCCAGACCCACGTGTCTTGCGTAATGATCCGCATAAGAGTCTTGAAGCGTTTGGTTGTCGGTGTTTTGTAGGCGTTGGCTTCGTCCACGATGATCAGGTCGAACCTACCGTTCTTGATCTCATCCTGCACGACGTTGACGCCATCGAAATTAATGACGACGAACTCATACTGACTCTGAATGATCTTCTGGCGTTTGTCTTTACTGCCGTGGGCTACGCCACACGATCTGTGCATTGCAGTCTTGAACACATCGGACTGCCATGCGGAATACATAATAGATAGCGGGCAGATCACCAGTACACGTTTGATCAGGCCGAGTTTCATCAGGTAGTCCGCAGCCCAGATGGCCGCAGAGGTCTTGCCTGTACCTGCTTCGTTGAAGCAGAACGCTCGTTGCCGCAACGACAAGAACGACGCTGTGTGCTTCTGGTGATCAAACGGCTTATAGATTCCCGGCCAATCGTAGTCGCGCAACATCGGCGACGGGATGACCTGACAGAACTTTGATGTAGCGAGATGCTCGTCTATGTTCTTAACGACTCTGTGGGTCTCAGGATAGTCCCAGTAGAACGCATATCCATGTTGCAGAACGGCACTGCGTGGAATCAGTTCCTTGAGCAACTCAGACAACTTCTTCGGGATATCAATTTTGATCGCGCTGTTGTCTACGATTTCCATACTTGGGTCCACTTGGTTTAACTGATAAGCCCGTCACGTGGGCGATTCGACTGAGGCTCTTGCTGAGGATTCACAAGGTGAATTTAGACAAGCCCTCAATTGATATGGTTCACTGTGTTATGTCAGCACTTGTATAGCGCACACTCATACCTTATTGCGCTTGGGAGGAGGCACTCCACAATTACTTCATTGCTCCACTCGACTTGCGAGGGAACGAACGATTCTTGTGCGGTGACTCTAGCCGAACACCATCGGCATTGGAACCCCCTTTCGATAGTGCTTTAACGTGAGCCACATCTTTGCCTTTGCGGTTCACACCCTTCTTATCCAACTTGCGTCGCGCACGTTGGCGCTCCATGCGGTTTTCGTGTTCACCACGTTCCACCTGTTGCTTGTATTCTTTCTTGTATGGTCGAGCCTTATTAACGTACGGCATTTGACTTCCATCCTTTTAGGTTAGCGGCATATTGATTAATCATGAGCCGTGCCTTCGCTTCGTCTTCAGCGATTGCACTGATTCCCTCACCAAACAATCTGCTCTTGCTACCCTCGGTGAGACTGCTTTTGCCATCCCACTCCCATACACGAGCCTTCAAATCATTGTGCAACTTGTACACAGTTGTGCCAAGCATTGTCTGTCGTACCAAAACCATGATCAGTACCTCTTAAATTCACAATGATCAACCGGACACCACTTACACAATCCTGTTGGGTTCATGGGCCACCAATTCTTTTCGACGGACATCTCCAGTCGAGCAAGATCTAACGCAAACTCACTCCAGTAGGAGTCTGCTTTAGAACGAACATACTCTTCGGGCATAAACGAGTTATGCACAACGAACAATAGACCACCCTTCACACGCTGCACCGTTGGGAAGTGCGCGAATATCATGAGTGCCATCAACTTCAACTGCTTCGGATCAGGATACTTGTTGCTGCCCGTCTTGTAGTCCACGACGAACGCAGTGTCATCATCCACGATCAACAAGTCAGCGATACCCCGCACCCAGTAATCAGGCGACGTGAACTCGCATGGCAACTTGTCATAGGTTAAAGCCATCTCATGTTCAACATACTTGTCGCCGGGGATCTCAAGCAGTACATCGACCAGACTCTTGAACCGCCGATAGTCCTTTGGGATCTCCGTTTTTAAACGAACGTAATCCTCAAGTACCTTGTGTACTTCCTTACCGAACTTGATCTGCGGCGACTCTGCCGCAGCGTACCGTTGCAGCACCTTGACTTGCTGATACTGGTACGGACAGTTGATGTACTGCTTCAAACCACTGAACGACCACTTAACCATTTAGTATCCTTCAGGATCGTAATCAAAGATCTCCTCACCGAAACTCTTGCCGCCAGTTAGTTGCTTCATCCGACGTAGCATCCGACGGTTCTGCATGGCAAGTGTGGTGTAGAAGATCTTCTGTGAATTTATTTCGCTTTTGAGTCGGTCGATCTCTGCGTAAAGTTCCTCGACAAGAACCTCACGCAGAATCTCTTTCCGATACTCGTCCTCAACAGTTCCCATAGGTCTTACCGTACTTCGCTTCGCAAGCGACAGGAAGTCCGTTAGCCCAATCCGGGGGAGTTGACATACAGAGCGTTACATAATCCAACGCAGATTCCAACTCCGAATCTGGTACGACGACCACAGCAGCGTCATGGACAGTCAGGACAACTCTGAAGCGCTCCGATATCCTCAGCATCTGTTCCCCTACGATGATCCTAGCCAAAGCCTGAACGATGTTCTCGGTGAACGCCCCACCCCAAATCGTCACCTTACCCCGCCGCAGCGTGTCGTAGGTCAACTTGCCTTCGACCAATCGTAAGTTGGGGTAGACAAGGTTTAGACCATTGGGCAGATCGACCTTGTAATCCTTCTTGGTCATCTTGATCCGCATCCACCGCTCAAAGTTACCCCAGTACTCCACGATCTTGTTGTTCTCTGACCGGTACAGTTTCACGATCTCTTCGCACTTCTCCAAGGTCAGATCTGCACCACCTAACTTGAGCGTCTGTCGCAGTTTCTCAGCGCCTGTGCCGTAGCCTAGACCCAAGATGCAGGTCTTGCCAACGAACCGCTCGGCGAGGTTGTCGCGGGTAATAGGGCGCTTGTAGATCTTGGATGCAAACGTCGAGTACACGTCTTCGCCCTTGCGGAACTGCTCGACCAGATCGTTCTGCTTGGCAACCCACGCAAGGACTCGTGCCTCAATTTGGCTAGAGTCACAATTGATTATCGTGTGACCCTCCGGGGCTACGATGGCGTACTTGAGTGTCTTTTTCGCCTTGTCACGGCTTGGAAGATTTTGAAAATTAACGCTATCAAGGCCACTCCAACGCCCAGTATGAGCGCCATAGTACCTAAGAGGAACAGGGAGACTTCCACGATTCCTCGCGCCAATCCCAATAAAACGTTCGATACGGCTCTCTTCAAGTGTTGACTTAGTTCCGAGACGTACTGCGCATAACTGCTGAATAATTGGATCATCGTGTCCCTGAAGGTCAATGAATCCTTGGTCGGTTTTTGCGAGTGCATACGTTTCCTTCCCCGTAGTCGGACTAGTCTTCATGGGCGGCTCGACGCCATACGATCTGAGGAGGGCCGCGAACTTTGGATTGCTGCCCAATACCTTTCTTACATCATCTTCGGTATCAACCTTGGCCTCGGTCATCACGCTACGCAGCAGTTCATCCCGCTGCGTTCTTACTTGGTCGAGTTTCTCGACAAGCAGCGCATCATCAACTTTAAGTGTCGGCTCGGTGTACATTCGGATTGTGAGGTCGATGAGGCTAAGTTCACTGGATGGGAATCCGGACGCGAGACAATCGAACAGTCTGCGAGTGAGATCAACATCATTCCTGCAATACAGGCCGTACCGCTCAAGAGAAACTTGATCGAAATCAGCAAGCCTTTTGCCAATAGCATCATGAACCTCATGCCCTTTCTCCCCTAATTTGTAATGCGACACCAGTTCCTTCAACGAGCCGCCAACCTCTATGCCGTGCAGCGCACGTGCCATCGCCAACGTATCGAACCACATCCCCGGCTTGATACCGTAGCGCCACGACAGGATCGCGCCGTCGAACAATGTGTTGTGGCAGAGGATGGCGCAGTCAGACGCAACCACTTGCAGTTCTTCCATCTCGTCGTTGAACTCTTCCGTCCCTGCTACAAGCCATTTCGTATGGTTGTCATCCCACTTGATACCCACGCCGATGACTTCAAAGCGTGGGTCGTTGATGTACTCCTCAGTGGTCATCTTCGACAGGGAATACTCCTTGTCGTAATACGTTTCTATATCCACCGTAATTATTGACACTTGTAAGTTTCTCCTTCTGGATACCATTCCTCTTTCGTCCAATAGGATGGGTCTTCACATTCATTCGCCATAGGAACGTCGCGCCACTCATGTCCGTCAACTTGCTCCCAACGGTCACGTACCGTAAAAGCGTAGCGCAACCACACTTGCTGTAGGATCTTCTTCCCGTCACGCTCGACAAAGCGCAACGGGATTCCCGGTGACCAATGAGGTTTCATGCTCATGCAAACTTCCAAGTGATCCGCTTATTCATCTGTTTGCGTTTAGTCCAATAGGGAATGGCGAACTCCATGTTGGATTCAACTACTGTCAATCGTTTGTCCACATAAACGTACATGTGTGTTTTCATTTCTCCCCCCGCGCACGGATCCGAGCCGCAAAGACCTCGCCGCCTTTGACCGGCGACTTTCGTTCACACACCTTCGCACACGCTTCGCGCTCATGTGCGGCGACAAGGGCGGCGAAGCGTTCAAGCAAAGGCGGTATCACCAGCATAGTGTGGGCATAGGGAGGGTCTACATATGGATCCAACTCATCTTCCCAGAGGGGTAAAAAAATCTCCGCCTCACGCGCCAGTCGCATGATGTCATCGCGGGTCATGGCTTCTCCCCCCGCGCACGGATGGCTGACAAAACTCGCTGATGCAATTCTGAGTAAGCAGGATCTTTATCAATCCATTGACTAACTATGATAAGCATATCTCTCAACCGTTCGATCTCAGCATCTTTGTCCATGATCGCTTTTGCATAAACAGCAAGTTGTTCTCTAACGTCCATTAATAGGTCTCCTACTTTATCGCGCTCTTGGGCCCTTGCCCGCGCATCGACTTTCGCCATCAGCGCGTGAAGTGCGTCGAAGAACGTTTGATGCAACTCGGCAAACGCAAATCTGACTGCTTCATCGCGGGTCATGGCTTCTTCTCCTTGGCTAAACAATCTGCGCACTTGAACCGCTGCGGGTGGTTGTACCCACCCAACAGCGGCTTACTCTGCTTGCAGGTCTTGCACGTCCGCATGATCCAATTCTTATTCATACTGTCAGTAGTTTAATGAACTGCTCATCCGTGGCTGTCGTCATGACTGTTTCCTCATTAGATTCTTGATCACATCTTCCAAGCCGAGCACCTTGTCGCGTTCCTGTTGTAACGTGCGCAGCAATCGATCGCGCTCAATTCTAAAGCGTTCGATGTCACGATGCGCAACGGCTAACGCTTCGCGCAGCCGCATGAGATCGCCCATCGCGCGTATCTCTTGCTTGAGTTCTTCCACCCAGACAGGCGGAGGCAGTACAGGCGCGGTCATCTCCCGCTCCAAGTCCTGTATCTGCCCCTGCTTCGATCCCTTACCGCTTAGGGTAAACATCGTCATCTCCATACGTTATGTACATGAACGCCACAAGCAATGCTGCGTAGCCCCAATGACCTGTCACCAATAGACAGGTCAATAAGATGACGAATGCCCCGCCCATTAGAGGATCAAACTCGTTTGCTCTGGCTCGTTCGCGGGTTCTGGTTCGGGCGGGGTGATGGTCGGCACTTCCTGCCAACGCGCATTGCCCGTGCCTTGGAACCCTTGCGGACTGTTGAAGCCTTCGATCCACAGTTGGCATAGAAGCGAACTACCAGATGGTTGTGCGATCCACGCGATCTGCGGTGTCGGTTGCCATTGCGTGAAGTTACTCATGCTTGCTGATCTCCCGGTCGAGATACCAACGCGCCTTCTTCAAGTCTTCAAGACCGTTTTTACCAACGTGACGCAGTACGTACTTGATCACGTTGCCTAGACGGTAGTTCAAATCGAACGCTTCGATGACATCAACCGCTTCGATGCCATTACGTTTGTAGTGATC